CCAGAGGAGGCATTCAATACAATTAACTCTATGGGTCAAACTAAGATATATGAGGCTTTGCAAGTCACAACAGTGAAAGCACCAGAAGGCTATGCACCTAACCCTGTGCTCCTGCCTTTTATGATATACATGAACCTAGACGCTAAGACGTACACAATAATAGAGTACCACCCTGCGTACAATCAGTACTGCTTGATAAGCTTTGGCAGAGAAGGGAACTTCGTAAATGAATAGTAACTATTACTTAGAAGAACTGACAAAGAAGGTTGAAGACTTAGAGCGTAGGCTTGCCCTACTTGAAAAGATACTACTAGCAGGTGATAAATGATTAAAGTAAGATACATAGAACACATGGGCAGTGACTTATCTGTAGTCAACGCAGCACGTACCTCATTTGGTAAGCAAAGTGCTGGGCTAGGTCACACAGGGCCACAACACGGTTTTATGACTCCTGTACTACACGACAAAGATGTTAAACTTATCAAGTACCTAGCCAAGCACAAGCATATGTCACCCTTTGGTCACTGCTTTGCTTCGTTTCACATCAAGGCTCCCATCTTTGTAGCTAGGCAGCTTGTGAAGCATAAGTTTCTACGCTGGAATGAGATTAGTCGTAGGTATGTAGATAATGAGCCAGAGTTCTATTTACCTGAAGAGTGGCGTGGACGTAGTGAGAATAAAAAGCAAGGCAGCGCAGGTAGCGTAGATGTATGGTCAGACTTCAGAGAGATAGGTGAAGCCTTGACTTTGTATAAAGAACTACTAAGTCAGGGTGTATGTCCTGAACAAGCACGTATGGTACTCCCACAGTCAACTATGACAGAGTGGTGGTGGTCAGGCTCTTTGGATGCCTTCTCTGATATGTGTAACCTACGATGCAAAGATGACACACAATACGAAACAAGAGTAGTTGCAGCCCACATAGATAAAATAATGCTTGACATCTTTCCTGTTTCGTGGGAGGCACTAGATGGGAGAAGGTAGATTAGAGGTAAAAGTTATGAGCATGGTTGGTGAGATAGAAAACCTGGAATATGAATTAAAGATAGCTAAGGAGAGAATAGAGAAGCTAGAAGTATTCAACAAGATATTACTCAAGAACTGCTTGCAGAATATTAGAGAGTTTGATGAGAAAGAAAAGCAGAGAGCCATAGAAAGAGCAAAGGCTAACAATACTTATAAGAGAAAGGAAGACAGCAGATGAGTAAGAAGCTACGTCAGCTAAAGGATCACATGTCTGATCTTGAAGCCAAGCGTCTAGTTATTCTAGGCACTACTAAACACCTCACCCCTAAGCGTAGGGAGATTGAAGTAGAGATAGCATATATCCAACGTGATATAGCACAGTTAAGAAAGGCGTTCATACAATGATGGAGTTCGCATTAATCAAGACACTCTTAAATAAAGAGTTCTATGAAAATAACAAAGGAGTACGCTGCCCAGACAAACTATTCACCAAGGATATACGCCTTGTAAAAAAGACTATAGATTATGCTATGGAGACATACGAAAAAGACATAAGCATAGCTGAGCTAGAGGCATTGTTCTTTACCAGCAATACATTAACTACAGCCAACAAGGATGCATACAAAGAAATCTTCCGTAGGATTAACAAAGAAGACCCTATGTCGCAGGGCATAGCTAATGAAGTTATGTCTAAGATGTTTCAGCAGGTAGTAGGTGAGGAGGTAGCTAACATTGGCTTTGATTATGTTAATGGTGGTGATCACAGCCTAGAGCCACTACGTAACTTGATACAGAACTACCAAGATGACTTCATGCCTAACCTTAAGGTTGATTGGGATGATATGTCTATTGATGCACTACTAAAGGCTAACGCTATTGAGTGTCAGTGGAAGTGGAACATACCTAGTTTAGCTAAGAAAGTAGAAGGTATAAGTGCAGGGCATTTAGTTATTGTAGGTGCTAGACCTAACACAGGTAAGACAAGCTTTCATGCGTCCACTATAGCTTCTCCAAACGGCTTTGCTGCACAAGGAGCTAGGTGTATGGTGTTATGCAATGAAGAGCCTTCACATCGTGTAGGAGCACGTTACCTAAGTGCAGCCACCTCTATGTCAATGGAAGAGGTTAAGGGCAACTACGCACTCGCTGCAGCCCGTTACAAGCCTGTTACTGAGAACATCTTTGTAAAGGATAGCACAGGAAAAGATATGGCATGGGTAGAGGCTATAGTTAAGGCTTACTCTCCTGATGTAGTTGTACTAGACATGGGTGATAAGTTTGCCTCAAAGGGTGGCTCTGACTCACACGTATACCTCAAGGATGCCGCTATTCATGCACGTAATATTGCCAAGCAGCACAATTGCGCTATGATATGGATGTCCCAGCTATCAGCAGATGCAGAAGGTAAGGTCTACGTAGATCAGTCTATGATGGAAGGCAGTAAGACAGGCAAGGCAAGTGAAGCTGACTTGATGATACTTATCTCTCGTAATAAGCTAGTAGAGGGTGCAGATGAGCAAGACGATCAACGGCACTTAAACATAGCTAAGAATAAACTAAAGGGTGGATGGCATGGGGTTGTCCACTGTGAACTAGATGGTGATCGTAGTCAGTATACTGCGTAAGGAGATGAGATGAGACTAGTATTAGACGTTGAAAACACAACTACCAAACGTAATGGTAGAGTACACATGGACCCCTTTGAGGCTGGCAATACGCTTACTCAAGTGGGTACACAAAATATAGATAACGTCGAAGAGACACATCTCTTTACACTAGACCACGTAGAAAAGAAAGATAGCTCTGGCTTACAAGCCAAGCAGATACAGTTGATCTTAGATGAGACTACACTACTCATCATGCATAACGCACAGCATGACCTTATGTGGTTGTGGGAGTGTGGCTTCACGTATGATGGGGATATATATGATACCATGCTGGCAGAGTACATACTACTAAGAGGAAAGAAAGATGTACTAAGCATGGACGGTTGCGCCCAGCGCAGAAACTTAGACTTCCAGAAAGACGATACATTAAAGGAGTACTTTAAAAAAGGATACAACACAAATGAAATACCTATCAATGAGCTTAGCTTTTACTTGCGGCGTGATCTCGACGTTACTCGTGAGTTGTTCTTCTCTATCGAAGATGACTACGCCAAACCAGAGTCAACCTCTCTACTACGAGTCAGAGAAGTCACATTCAGAACCTGTAAAACCCTCACAAGAATGTACATGTCAGGAGTCAGGGTGGATAGACCCACCTTAGAAGCAGTGCGTAAGGAGTTTGAAGAAGAAAAGGTAGCTATAGAAGAAAGACTTACAAAGCAAATACGTATGCTTATGGGAGACACACCAGTTAATCTTAACTCACCAGAGCAGATGTCTAGCGTTGTCTATAGCTGTACTCTAAAAGAGAAGAAGACTTGGGTTGATCTGTTTGACTACGCTAACAGTAAGGCTGAGTTTAAAGATATAGTTAATAAGAATACAGAACGTACATATAAGACACGAGCTTTTACCTGCCCTATATGTAAGGGTAAAGGTAAGACATTCAAACAAAAGAAAGATGGTACGCCTTATTCTAAGCCTAACAACTGTAAGGATTGTTTCGCTAGAGGATACCAACTTAAGAAGCTAGACAAGCTTGCAGGACTTGGGTTCTTCCCACCTAACAAGTCTTGGGTTAGCGCCAATGGATTTGGTACAGGAAAGGATAAATTAGATGTACTTATATCGAATGCTAAGACCAGAAATCTTGATTACGCTGTTAATTTTCTTGGTGATCTACGCCGTTTATCAGCTATTAGTTCCTACCTCAGTTCCTTCGTTGAAGGTATTACAGACTTTACCAGAGCAGACGGCTATCTCCACGTCACTCTTACCCAGCACATCACAGCCACAGGTAGGTTTAGTGGAAGAAACCCTAACATGCAAAACATGCCAAGAGGAGGAACCTTTCCAGTAAAACGTGTGTTTGTATCTCGCTGGGATGGCGGTCTGATTTGTGAGGCCGACTTTGCACAACTTGAGTTCAGAACGGCTGCTTTCCTAGCACAGGACACTGTAGCCATGCAGGAGATCAATACAGGATTTGATGTACACTCCTACACGGCAAAGGTGATAAGTGACGCAGGGCAACCTACAACACGCCAGCAAGCAAAGGAACATACATTCGCCCCATTATTCGGAGCGAGTGGGTATGGCAGAAGTAAGGCAGAAGCAGCATACTATGAGGAGTTCATTAACAAATATAAAGGAATAGCTAAGTGGCACAAAGCTTTAGGTAATGAAGCTATACGACTAGAGAAGATTACTAACGTATCAGGTAGACAGTATGCATTTCCAGGATGTGAGCGCAGAGCTAATGGCACACCTACATTCTTTACGATGATAAAGAATTACCCTGTTCAAGGCTTTGCCACTGGTGATGTTGTACCTGTAGTACTAAATGAATTAGAAGATAGATTGAAACCGTTGCATTCTTGCCTCGTTAATACAGTGCATGATTCAACGGTAGTAGACATACACCCAGAGGAGAAAGATCAAGTAATACAAATAGTTAATGACTTAAATAATGACTTAAACGATCTAGTAGAAGAGGCATACGGTGTGACAATGAATGT